CAAATCTATTCATCTTTGGAGTAATTAATGTTACAAATCGCGTAGTTGTATTCTCAGTACTATCTGATAAATAATCGATTTCTGACATGATACATCCATCCCTAACTTTTTTAGTATGTAGCTGATTATATCTGTTTTGTTTGGCGAGGGCAAAGAATAGGATTGCAAATCCTCCTCCTATATAATTATATTGATAAATATATCCAGTTATGTTATTGTATTGCGTAAGGAACGGATGAGGAAGCACCTCTCTCGTTAAATTCTTGTATCCTATACGGTGTAAGGCTTGTACATTATGGTATTCTCTCTTTTCCCACATATTGCCCACATGAGTCGGAATTCCCACAAACCTATATACTCTTCATGAGGTCCGCAAACTTCTGCGAGGCTTCTTTTTTACGTGTCTTGGTTATGTGGAGGTAGATGTTGCGTGTAACCTTATCATCCTTGTGTCCAAGGCGCTGCATGATCTGATCTATACTAACACCAGCCTCAGCCATTAACGAGGTGTGCGTGTGACGTAGAGAGTGAGGTGTGAGATCAGTATTAAGTTGGGCCATTTTTAAAAGTATCCTTAATCGACGGCCAAGATCGTGGGCGGTAAGGTGAAACCCTTTTAACTGATCAATGTTAACAAACACGTAGCCCTCACCGCCTAGCGTGTGCACCTTTTGATCTGCTTGATGCTTCTTAAGTGTTGCGATAACGAGTTCATCTACGTCGATGATCCGCTTGGATTCATTCGTCTTTGGCGGCAGTAGTACATATGTTTTGACGACTTCTTTCACCTTATAGAATGTCTTGGTAACGCTAATCGTTTGTTCTTTGAAATCAATGTCCCGCCATTTTAAAGCAGTCAACTCTCCACCACGTAGTCCAGTGTATGCAAGAGTGAGGAATACAGGATAGTCATTCGCGTTACCGAACTTTTCCGCGATCCACAATAATCTAGCTAGTTCTTCTTTCTCCAAGAATTTCGGTATCTCTGTACCGTTCTCCAGATCTTCAACGGTCTGTTGTTTCTTGGGCACCGTTGCTCCTTTAGTTATGTCAGCTGCAATCACTTCCATCTCTACTGCGTATCTGAATAGTAGCCCGCCTGTTTCATGTACGCTGCATATCGTTTTCCAGGCATACCCTTTATCGAATAGCTCGTTGAGCATCTCCTGGTATGCTAATTTAGTTATTTCCTTAATTCTTATTTGCTTGAAATACTTAAGTATGGTTTTTAATTTAGCTTTACGAATATCAACGGTGCTGATTTTTACTTTACCCGATTTTTCATACATAGACACCCATTGCTTTGAGAATGCTTCAAATGATATATCCTTCTCCTCAATGTAGGTTCCACTCTTCAATTTACCTTGGATGGCTAATGCTGCGTCTTCCGCTTCAGCTTTAGTAGCAAACCCACCAACTTCTTTTTGCTTCCGTTTACCCGAAATGGGGTCGGTCACATCAAATCTGTAATACCACATTGCCCCGCACTTGCATTTCTTTTTGTTAATGCATGTACATCCTCGTCGTCTATATGAACCTAGCATAAAAATAATTCCTCCTTTATACCAAATTTTACAATGATTTTTAAAATTAAAAAGTTTACAATATGAGTGTATTTAGTACATATAGGTACATCTCATCCTGTCGGGAGAGTAGAAAATCTACTCTTCGCTGCCTATTATCATCAACCGCTCATACAAAGACTCCATCGGTACACCGAGCACAAAGGAGATGGTCATCATAGCATCAACGGACATCGGCTTTTCATCTCTCTCATAAAATGAGATCATACGTGGTGAGTAGCCGATATTCTTACCTTTTTTATACCCAGTGCGCTGTGATATGTCCGTTTGTGTCAATCCGAGTTTTATTCTGAGTGGTCTCAATAGGCATCTCCCTCGAGTGAAAGATGCCACAATAATCTCCTTTCGAATAATAAAAATAGGAATAGACGTTCGCATTTTTTGCTGTTATACTAAAAACAATTTCACCGCCACGGGAATCCAAATACTAGGAAGAGGTGTATGACGATTTCACGAGAACACGATATTTTAGAAGAACATGATGAACATAATGATGAATTTACTAGTGAACTAATAGAGCTATTCGGACTTCATCCTCTTGATCAAGTCGAGTGCGCTATCCATGAGATCAAGAGTTTTGGGATCATTTAAGTCCATATTATGTTTTTCAGCAATACGCTTAATACCATTCAACAATTCAGTAGTTTCAGCAAGCTCCTTCTCATTCTTAGGGAAGGGGTTTTCTGTTTCCTCCGCAAATATAGCATCGATATTTACTTGATAAACTGCGGCCAATTCTCGGACCATGGGAAGGCTAGGACGACGGTTCTCATTCTCATAATGTGAATATGTTTGCTTACTTATGTTTAGTCGTTTTGCGACTTCCTCTTGTGTCCATCCTTCAATCTTCCTTAGTTGTTTCAGCTTATCCCCGTACATTTACTACACACCTTTCGTATCAATCTATTCAAATCATAGTATACATAAAGACTCAGTAATGTCAACTAACTGTTGACAATATAGTTCAAAAGTAATGGAAATTCACGGTTGACATCGCCTAATTGTTGATTTATAGTAAAGTCAACAGATAGGCGACAACAAAAGACAAGGGGGTGCACAAGATGTCGAGTATTGTTGAAACTAAGAGAAAAGAATTAGGTTTATTGCAGGAAGAGATCGCAAATCAGTTGAATATATCCCGCCAGCATTATAACGCGATCGAGAATAATCGAAGTAAGCCTTCTGTTGAACTAGCAAAGGCGCTCGCAGAAGTATTGGGTATTAGCTGGACTATTTTTTTTGATAATGAGGTCAACATATAGGCGACTATTGGAGGTGGACATATGACCGAATTGGAAAAACAGAAAAAGAAAGAACAGCTTTTTCAGGAGATTTACGTTGAAGTAGCAAAGCTAGAGAAAGACGAGAGAGAGGTGATGGAAAATGTTATTAAGTGATCTTCCTGAAATGCTCACCGTCTTGCAAGTCGCCGAATATCTGAATGTATCTCGCAACACGGTTTATACCTGGACTAACACTGGTGCTATCCCGAGCATTAAAGCGGGTAACACCAGACGTGTTCGAAAAGCAGCCTTAGTAGAATGGATTGCTGCACAAGAGTCAGCATGATCCTACTACCCACATTCTACCTCATCATGGTCCTCATGTACGGATGGTCGAAGCTAGGCGATGAAGTACCGGAACCAAAGCAACCTTATATCAATAGCTCGAGTGAACCGCAGTTAATGTTGGAAGGAGGTGACCATGAATGCCTTACCTAGATGCGAAACTATCACCTGATGATAGTTGGGTGAATCGGTACACAGGCGTTAAACTTCCACACGATTCTGTTGTAGCGGATCCGGACAAGCTGGCTCAGTTATCGGGTCCAGTAACTACTTATTACTTGGATGGGAGGGATCATCAATGATTAAAGTGAGTGGACAAGCAAAGCTTTCAGCATCTTATGAAGTTGAGCTCGATATGTCGGAAGAAGCATTTGACGCTCTCTCAGAGAAAGCGCAGCAAGAACTTCTTGAGAATTCAATAGATTGGCGTGATGTGCTGGAGTCTAGCGAGACGGACGAGATTGACGTTTGGGAATTGTATGAAGTAGAAGAGGTGACCACCAATGCTTAGGCATTACCACATTTACGAGTGTACAGGCTGTATCGTGACATTTGCTGTTGAAGTAGCTTTTGAGAACCAGAGCGATATCAGTTGTCCTGCTTGCGGATTTGAGATGCACGTTGAAGATATCGGACATGGTCAGATGGTTGAGACGCACAATCCTATTGAAGATGGGGAGAGTGTCGAGGGATGAACAACGTTGAGATTATGGATGATTTCGAGAGATTGATTAAGGAGATTCATAACACAGTGTTAAATTCCCGCGAGAAAATGATTGTGCAAATGGCAATCAATCACACATGCCTGAGTATTGGGTTAACAGAGAGCGGTGATGTAAATGAATCCTGATCAAGCTTACCAGGAATATCTCGATGCTCTGAACGGTTTGCAAGTAGCAATGTTCCAATTCGATAATGCGGATCCCGATCATGTGGATATCGCTGTGCATCAGTTACATGCTGCTGAGCTTAAAGTGGGTGTGGCGCTGAGATCGGTGAGAGTTAATTGAAGGGAGGTGAGACAGAGTGAACTATCAGTACACCATGATCGAGGAAGTTAAAGAAGGACCCTTCTCCTCATCGGAGATCGTATTCAATAACCGCAATACAGAGACTCAGATTCTACACACGATCGGTATTAGAGCAGATCGTGGTATTGATGCCCCTGAATCAAAGATTGTTCGCATTATCAGAATGGATGAGTATGGTCATGTTGATTTCATGGATGTGGTTTTCAAAGATGGTCGTTTGCAGTTAGAAGCTATTCCAGAGGGAGGGAGGTGACACAGATATGGGCGAAGCGAGAAGACGCAAGTTACTTGGACTGACTCAGCCAATGGACCCGAAGCGCAAGTATCGGGAGAAGAAGCCAAGCAATGTAGCTAAAGTACTTGTGTATGGCAAGAAGCACAATCCGTTGTATGGGAGGTAACAATTTGAGTCATAAGCAACGATTACGCACCATGCTGAACTTATTCCAGATCATCAATACCACGAAATCATCTAGGTTATGCGCAGCAGCTCTAAATCAGTACACGAACATGAGAATAAGAAATAGCCACCCTGCCAGGTGACTAAGAGTAAAACAATAATTACCGCCATTCTACCACGGATGAGCGGATATGGGAAGAGGATGATAGTCAATGAAAGCTACAGGAATCGTAAGAAAAGTAGATGATCTAGGTCGTGTTGTTATTCCTAAGGAGCTCCGTAGAACGCTAGGTATCGAGAATGGAGATCCACTCGAGATATTCACCAATGGTAATCAGGTAGTGCTTCAGAAATATGTGCCCGGTTGCAATGTATGCGGATTGGCTGATGCTCCGATCGATCAAGTTATCAATGGTACTCGGATTTGCAGTAACTGTGTAGAGCTTATTCGGATTAAAAAATAGTGGGAGGTCTAGTCTATGTTGTTTGGTCAACCAAGCTTAGACCGATTCTCACAGTCTGGTCCATCTAAGAAGTATCCAGTTAAGGTGATTCGTATTCTGCCGGACTGTGATGTATGTGGTCGAAGGATGGATCAGCAATTTTTGCAAAGCTGGAACGATCGCCGAGTATGTCGGCCATGTATCAGTTTGGTGATGTCAGATGACAACCATACGTAAAAATGATCGCGTCCGCTTGTTACGTTGGCATCTATATAAAGGTGAGGCAATGCCTGACCTGCCTGCAGATCAGTGGACGGCACAGATTTTGGAGACATGGGGTACTTCCCAGACATTCGCAAAAGTAAAACGTGATCATGATGGACGTGTGTTGCCGGTCTTGGAGAAGGAATATGAACATATCAGCGACCAGGAATCGGCAACACTTGCTCCAGCTGTGAGAAGAAAGAGAACAGAAGATCAACCAACTGATGAGCCAGTCTTATTTTAATGACTACAAGAGAGGAATGACAACATGATTAAAATTAACAAGCTCGAAATCGAAAACGTAAAGCGAGTTAAAGCAGTGAAAATTGAACCTACAGCTAACGGCTTGACGATTGTTGGCGGTAAAAATAATCAAGGTAAGACTAGCGTGTTAGATGCCATTGCTTGGGGATTAGGGGGCAATAAGCATAAGCCGAGCGAAGCAACACGCGACGGATCGGTAGTACCGCCTTATCTCCGTATNGTGATGTCCAACGGACTGATCGTTGAGCGCAAAGGGAAGAACTCGGATCTGAAGGTGTTGGATCCAAACGGTGAAAAAGGAGGGCAGCAGCTGCTCGATAGTTTTGTTGAAGAGTTGGCCATCGACCTCCCGAAGTTTATGAACTATACCAGCAAAGAAAAAGCGAATGCCTTACTACAGATTATTGGAGTTGGGAACAAGCTGCACGAGTTGGAACAGAAGGAGCAGGAGGTATACAACCAACGTCACACGATCGGTCAAATTGCTGATCAGAAGGAGAAGTTTGCTAAGGAACAAACTTACTACCCGGATGCTCCCAAAGAGCCGGTATCTGCTTCGGAATTGATTAATCAGCAACAAGTCATCCTTGCTAAGAATGGCGAGAACAATCGAAAGCGACAACAATTAACACAAATTCAAGCCTTGTATGTAAGCCAAGGGCAAGAGGTCGAACGTCTGGCAAATCAGCTCAATGAAGCTCGTTCCAAGTACGCTCAAATCGGTAGTGATTTAGAAATCGCACAAAAGTCCGCTATTGATCTGCATGACGAATCGACCGAGGAACTGGAACGCAACATTCAACATATCGATGAAATCAATCGAAAGGTCAGAACAAATCTGGATAAGGACAAAGCTGAAACGGATGCGAGCGAATACCGCATACAGTATGACGCATTGACGACCTCTATTAATGAGGTTCGAAAACAGAAGACCGAGCTCCTGACGAATGCAGAGCTTCCGCTTCCTGGCTTATCTGTTGATGATGGCGAGCTGACCTACAATGACCAGAAGTGGGACAACATGAGCGGATCCGATCAGCTTAAGGTATCGACTGCAATTGTTCGTAAGTTGAAGCCGAATTGTGGATTCATCCTTCTGGACAAGCTCGAGCAGATGGATCTTGAAACGTTGCAAGAGTTTGGTCAATGGCTAGAGCAAGAAGGGCTGCAGGCGATTGCCACGCGGGTAAGCAGCGGCGAGGAATGCTCCATAATCATTGAGGATGGTTATGTTGTCGGGCAGGAATATATTGAATCGGTTCCTGTAGAGGAACAAATTTCAGAAGTGAAGTGGAAAGCAGGTGAATTCTAGATGCAAGTGATCAGCGGAAAGATAGAGAAAGCAAAGAAGGTTACTTTGTATGGGCCTGAGGGCATCGGTAAGTCGTCATTTGCATCACAATTCCCGAAGCCAGTCTTTATCGACACAGAAGGATCCACATCGGAGTTGGATGTCGATCGATTACCAAAGCCTACTAGTTGGACGATGCTTATGCAACAAATCGATTGGGTAAAGCAGCAAGCTGGACGTTACGGATCGTTAGTCATTGACACGATCGATTGGGCGGAAATGCTGTGTATTGAATCGGTGTGTGCACAGCACGGTAAGAAAGGCATTGAGGACTTTGGCTATGGCAATGGCTACGTTTATGTGAAAGAAGAGTTTGGACGTTTCCTGAATAAATTAAGCGACTTAATTGAAGCAGGCGTGAATGTTGTATTAAACGCTCATGCTCAGATCATCAAATTTGAACAACCAGACGAGATGGGGGCATACGATCGATACCAGCTGAAGCTTGGTAAAAAGACGAGCTCCCAAACGGCACCACTCGTCAAAGAGTGGTCAGACATGGTGTTATTCATGAATTACAAGACGTTTAGCGTAGCCACTGATGCTAAAGGAACTAAGCATAAGGCGCAAGGTGGTGTACGTACGGTCTATGCAACACATCATCCAGCCTGGGATGCTAAGAACCGTCACGGATTGCCAGATGAATTCCCGATGGAATACTCCCGCATTGCACATCTCTTTAAAGCTGCCATACCAGTTACGCAAACAACTGCTCCAATCGTTGAAACTGTAACGCCAGTAGTTACTCAGCAGCAGGAACCAGTTTCACCAACACCGACACCGATACCAACGGTTACAACAGAAACACAATCAATAGATCCGAAAATACCACAATCATTAAGGGATTTAATGATGCAGCACAATGTAACTGAGCAAGAGATTCAGATTGTCGTTAGTAAGAAGGGCTACTACCCGGAAGATACGCCGATCACGAACTATGATCCTACGTTTATCAATGGCGTATTGGTAGCAGCTTGGCAACAAGTACATGGCATGGTTGTCGATTTCAGAAAAACATTACCGTTTTAATAAAACATCATTAGGAGGAACTACACATGACGACAGAAAGAGAATTAGGCTGGGACGATGAGATTGAAAAGGATGGTGGGGACTTTATAGTCCTCCCTGCCGGTGATTATAACTTCACAGTTATGAAGTTCGAACGCGGACGGTTTACTGGTAGTGATAAAATGCCGGCTTGCAATCAAGCTAAGTTGGAAATTGCCGTGCACTCTCCTGAACATGGCGATGTGATCGTATTTAATAATCTACTCCTTCACACGAAGACTGAAGGGTTGCTTTCTAACTTTTTCGCAGGGATTGGACAGAAGAAGAAAGGTGAAAAACTGAAAATGAACTGGAGTGCTGTTACCGGCGCTAAAGGTAAATTGAAGTTAGAAATCAATAAGTTTAAGGGTAGAGACGGAGAAGATCGTATCAATAATCAAATACGATCGTTCTATCCGTATGATGAAAATACTCCGCAACCAGGTGGATTTACACCAGGGCAATTTTAGGAGGTCTATAGTATGCAGCTTAGAAACTATCAGCAGGATGCTAGAGAATCTATTCAGGCTGAATGGAAAAAAGGCATCAAGAAGACATTGCTTGTACTTCCAACCGGCACTGGTAAGACAATCGTTTTTTCCAAGGTGATCGAAGATCGAGTCAGATTGGGCGAGCGTGCGCTCGTCCTCGCTCATCGGGGAGAATTGCTAGATCAGGCTGCAGACAAGTTGGCAACAAGCACAGGCCTAGTATGTGCAACGGAAAAAGCAGAGCAAACGTCCATCGGCAGTTGGTACCGCGTTGTCGTTGGCAGTGTGCAAACCATGATGCGAGAGAAACGATTGGAACAGTTTGATCGTGATTTTTTCGACACCATCATCATTGATGAAGCTCATCATTGTCTGTCCGATAGTTACCAGCGTGTATTAGCTCACTTTGACCAAGCCAATGTGTTGGGTGTTACAGCAACACCGGACAGAGGTGATATGCGGAATCTGGGCTCATACTTTGAAAGCCTAGCATACGAGTATTCGTTGCCTAAAGCCATTAAAGAGGGATATCTCAGCCCGATCAAGGCACAAACGATTCCACTGCAAATCAATTTAGCTGCTGTAGGTCAGCAGGCAGGTGATTTTAAGTCGCAAGATTTGGGAACGGCATTGGATCCATATCTGGATTCTATCGCTGCTGAAATGTTAAAGGTCGCGAAGGATCGGAAGATTGTTGTCTTCATGCCGCTAGTTAAGACTAGCCAGAAGTTTACCAACATATTAAATTCTATCGGTTTCAAGGCAGTTGAAGTAAATGGTGAATCAAAGGATCGAGCAGAGATACTGTCCGACTTTGACGCTGGTAAATACAACGTGCTTTGTAATTCAATGTTGCTTACAGAGGGTTGGGATTGTCCAAGTGTTGATTGTGTAGTCGTGTTAAGGCCTACAAAGGTAAGGTCACTTTATAGCCAAATGGTGGGGCGAGGTACCCGACTGTTTCCAGGTAAAACTGAATTGTTATTGCTAGATTTCTTATGGCATACAGAGCGTCATGAGCTTTGTCATCCGGCACATCTTATTGCTGAGAATGAAGAAGTAGCCCAAGCGATGACCAAACAAATCGAAGAAGCAGGTTGTCCGCTTGATTTAGAAGTAGTGGAGAAACAAGCTACTGAAGATGTTGTGTCGCAACGTGAGGAAGCATTGGCCAAGCTATTGCAAGAAATGAAGAGTCGTAAGCGTAAGCTAGTGGATCCGTTGCAATTTGAGATGAGTATTCAAGCTGAGGATCTATCCAGCTATGTGCCCTCCTTCGGTTGGGAGATGGGACCACCAAGTGATGCGCAGGTAAAAACACTCGAGAAGCTAGGTATTCTTCCTGAAGCGATCGACAATGCCGGTAAGGCATCTAAGCTATTAGAGAGACTGGACAAGCGACGAGAAGAAGGATTAACCACACCTAAGCAGATTCGGTTCCTGGAACAACGAGGGTTTGATCATGTGGGCACGTGGTCCTTTGATAGTGCCAAAAAGTTGATTGATAGAGTCGCAGCCAATGGTTGGAAGATACCATCTGAGATAAATCCACAAGAGTATCGTGCGGAATAGAGGTGGTTGTATGAAATTCAGTTGGCGTGAGGCAAGCCTTTCACAGCTCTACTATATCGCCTATTCTCAGGATGAAGAGATGGCGACTCCTATCGATCGACGCGAAGCAACGGAAGAGATCCTTCGGAGGATTCAAGCCAAACGAAAGCATCAACGGGTCCAGCACAAGATAAAGGCGGTGTGATGATTGGGAACAACCAAATTCAAGATGCGAGTGAGGAAGCAACCACCACTAACTAAGTTAGCATCATTTTACTATTGGAAAGGTGTAGCTGAGCGTGGTGAACGTGAACTCATCGTGGATTTATTCGCGGGCGGTGGTGGTGCCAGCACAGGAATCGAAGAAGCAACCGGCTACAGCGTAGACTACGCTATCAACCATGATCCAGATTCGATAGCAATGCACACGGCAAATCATCCTAAGACCATCCACTTCTGCGAAGATGTTTACGAGGTAGATCCGCGAGAAGTTGCTAATGGTCGTCCTATTGGTTTGTTGTGGTTATCGCCTGATTGCAAACATTTCAGTAAGGCGAAGGGCGGTAAACCAGTAGCTAAGAAGATTCGAGGGTTAGCATGGGTCGGAGTTCGTTGGGCAGCTACAGTCAGACCGAGAATGTTGATTCTTGAGAACGTTGAAGAATTTAAGACATGGGGTCCACTTACTAAAGATGACAGACCAGATCCTAAACAAAAGGGAAGAACTTTCAATTCCTTCACCAATGCACTTAAATCATATGGGTATGAGGTTGAGTGGAAAGAGTTAAGGGCATGTGATTATGGAGCTCCTACGATTCGAAAACGATTCTTCTTAATTGCTAGATGTGATGGTCAACCCATTACATGGCCTCAACCAACACATGGTGCGATCGATAACCCAGATGTTATTGCTGGCAAGCTAAAACAATGGAGAACAGCAGCTTCAATCATTGATTGGTCGTTACCTTGTCCGAGTATCTTCACAAGGAAGAAAGAGCTTGCTGACAACACGAAACGTAGAATTGCTCGAGGAATTATGAAGTTCGTTATTAATAATCCAAAACCTTTCATTGCTCCAGGTGAAGCACTTAAGTCGGCATACATTACACGCATCGGTCAGACGGGATTCGGTGGTGATCGACTCAGTTATGACATTGAGGATCCATTAACTACGATCACCACGAAGAATGAGCATATGCTCATTGCTCCAACACTCGTTAAGCACTATGGCGGTGGATATAACGGACCGGGCAACGATATTAAAGATCCATTGTCTACAGTAACAACCGTCGATCATAATGCATTGGTAACAGCATTCCTTGCTCAATATTACACGGAAACTATACCTGATGAAGTAAGAGGACAATCACTAGACGATCCAATCTACACAATACCTACAGCGAATCGATATGCAATAGTAACATCAAACCTGATTAAAATGCGGGGCACTAACACTGGTCAAAAAACAGATGAGCCTCTTCATACCATTACTGCAGGCGGATTACATCACGCAGAAGTCAGAGCCTTTTTGATTGCCTACTACGGTGCGAGTGTTGGTCAGAACCTTGATGATCCATTGCATACAGTACCCACTCATGATCGATTCGGGTTAGTAACAATAGATTCTATCGATTACATGATTGTTGATATCGGAATGAGGATGCTAGAGCCCCACGAATTATACGGAGCTCAGGGATTCCCGAGTAATTACATCATCAACGGCTATCTTTTAGACAATGGCAAGCCGGTACCGAAGTCAGCTCAGGTTGCCCGATGTGGTAATTCCGTACCGCCGCCATTCAGTAAAGCATTGGTTAAGGCTAATCTACCTCATATGTGTACTGGATCCGGAAATAGATTAACATTCGAACGATACAGAGAGACAGAAGGACAGCTGCAGTTATCGATGTAGAAGTGACTCAAACTGTGCAATAAGAGAGGATGACGAAAATGAAAATAACCAAACAGAAAGAACACGTAAGTGAACTTCTTAATTTGGTTGGAGCTAACCCTGACTTGAGAATAGTTCCAATGGTGGATACGGAAATCGTAGCAGACGATGGTTTTCAATGGTGGGTTGCAAGCTTCGGAAAAGCACGAGTAGAAGAGATTTATTCAAACGATGAAAGGCTCTATATTCGTTCAGAGGATGAAGAAACATTGATCGACGACCTTTGTTGTGATGATGACACTGACGGTTTATCCGACGAAGAAATTGAAGAATTAGCAAAACAAAAAGTGGCAAGTTACAAATGGGAGAAGGTTATTGCAGTTAGAATCAACCTTCCTTAATGTCGCAGTACGACGAAAGCAGACTCATATTGTGCAGTAGAGAGTGGTGATTGAATGGACGAAGTAGTATGGCAATTGCCAGTCAAGCAGAGCAATAAGACCGACCATGATTGGGTGCATCCTCGTGCTAATTTTCATGCGTTTAATGACAACAAGAGCCTGTGTGGAAAGTATTTTCAGAAGACAGATTTTTTTGAAACGGATATGCCAAAAGGCACAGACCAGAAACATATGTGCAAGGTGTGCTTAGCGAGACTCAAAATGCCAAAGCATCGAAATGAATAGAGGGGGATAAACACGTGGGTTAGACTGTATATCTGACCGAAGCCGAGTTACAGCTGCTAAAGAATATGATGAACGATGCAATGTCATTTCCTGATGAAGAAGCAGATAGAATACGGCAGAACATCTACAAGAAAATATCAAAATGAGTATGTCGCAGTACGAAAATTAAGCGAACGAAAGATTAGTAATAAGTGAGGTGACATCTATGACAGATCAGATCATTGCTCAATGCATGGATTGTGGACATAAAGAAGAATTAACTGAACGCTTTGCTCCAGGCGCTCGGAAATGCCATGAATGCAGTGGTCCTTTAACGCAATATGTAAGTCGAATGTTATCACCAGAAGAGCTGGCGAAGTACGGTCCAGCAGTACCAAATAAGAAACCGCATTTTACCAAAGATGCGATCAAGAAAGAAAAGCTGATAGACCATAAACCAATCGAGGAGATGGACACTATGACAACACCAGTTATATCCAGAGAAGAGTACCTGATCAGACGTAGAGATGGTGAGAAGCGGACAGCAATCTTTGATTCGCTCGGACTAGGAACGACTCAGTATTACAAGCTCCTAACTGAGTGGGGTATCAAGGATTCGAAGGTAGAACAGCGATACATCGATCTTATCCCTGCTCGTAAAGAGGCAGAGGTTAAGCCAATTGTAGAAGAAACTACTTCAACAGATGTCGATGATAATTGGGAGCCAGATACGGAAGAACCAGTTGAAGAGGATCCAGTTGCTGTCGAACCAGAACTCGAAGCAGCTCCTCCTATTATTGCACCGGTATCTGAACCTGAACCGATTGCCGAAGAGCCAGTAAATGGTATTTCAGAACCAGTAACTGAAGTTAAGTTGCTTTCCAAGGTGCCTATGCGGCTTCAATACGAACCGCCTGCAGTCGTTAAGGAATTCACCCGATCAATCACGATCAAAACTGATGGTCCTCAAACGGATATCACGAATGAATTGCATGCTCTTCTCGCTTATGTGGGTGCTATGAAAGGTAGAGAGTTTCAACTTGAGTTGTACCTTGGGGAAGTGAAGCAGGCATGAACAAACAAGACCTGATAGCCAAATACGGAAAGAAGTTCGCGAGTGTTAGTCATACAACACCTATCTTACAAGGTGTTCACTATGCAAAAGATGGTAGCATCTATGCCACAAATCGATACTATGCGCTTCATATCAAGGATGCTCACCAATTGTCACATACGCTTACTGTTCATGCTAAGAACGGTGTACCGATACCAGGCGATTATCCAGATGTAACTAAAGTGTTCACTAATCATAGGACCCAAAGAGAGATTTTGATTTCTGGTAAGGATCTGCCTAGCGTTTTACTAATTGCTTCATGCGCTTTGTTAGCGGCGAAAAAACTAGATAAGAATTTTCAAAAAGTGTCGTTAATGACCGTTGTAAACGGTATGACATACTTGCAGCTTAGGAACGAAGAACTGCAGCTCGAGTTCTCAGCGCACATCGGAAATACTGACAAGTTGGAAGAATCCAAGATATCTTTGAATGCTGAATACTTACATGCAGCGCTATCTTTGTTCTACGACGCTGATTCTTCCTTAATTCGCGTAAAGATAGGTTCTGTGTTCGAGTCAATGGTTATCGAAGATGAGGAACAAGGAATTAGCGTATTGCTCTTACCTTATAGAACAGCATAGCGAATATCTTGGCGGTGATGATGCAGATTAAATTTAGGCGTAGAAACGGTGGGAGTGGATGGCATGGAACACAAAATGGATTTGATCGCTCTACTGGCATTTGTTGATCCCTCTTATCTGAGTTACCAAGAATGGCTCAATGTCGGTATGTCATTGAAATACGAGGGTTATACAGCTAGTGATTGGGATGAGTGGAGCAAACGGGATAGTCCTAGGTATCATCCCGGTGAATGCTTTCGCAAATGGTCTGGATTTGAAGGGAGTGGCATTACCGGCGCGACCATCACACAGATGGCCAAGGACAATGGTTGGTTGCCGCGATCTGCTTATGACCGAGATGATCACCACGAACTGGAGTGGGAAGATGAGATAGCCGGTGAATACGTGATCGTCAATAAGAACTGGATTGAAGGCAAGGAGATCAACGAACCATCTGACTGGAACCCGGTACAGCAGCTTACCACGTACCTATCAACACTGTTTGAAGCATCGGAACAAGTCGGGTATGTCGTGGACACATGGCAAGATGACGAAGGTAAATACCTACCTACTAAAGGAGCGTGGGACCGTACCGCCGGTGAGTTAATCCAACGACTAAATCAGTGCGACGGTGATATTGGTTCTGTGCTCGGTGATTATAATCCGGAAGCCGGAGCGTGGATCAGATTTAATCCTTTAGATGGCAAAGGTGTCAAAAACGATAACGTAACAGAATTCAAGTATGCGTTAGTCGAATCCGACACTATGGATCTCGAGAAGCAAAACGCGATCATGAGAGAGTTAGAGCTACCCATCGCTGTCTTAGTGTACAGCGGGAAGAAGAGTATCCATGCCATTGTTAAGGTTGATGCTGCCAATTATGATGAATACCGAAAACGAGTAGATTACCTTTATAACGTATGCAAGAAAAACGGACTGAACATCGATAACCAGAATCGCAATCCTTCTAGGCTATCTCGTATGCCAGGCGTTGAACGTAACGGTAAGAAGCAATTCATTATTGATACGAACATTGGTAAGAGCAATTGGGCAGAGTGGAATGAATGGATCGAGGGAGTTAATGATGAATTACCAGATCCGGAAAGCTTAACAGACTTTTGGAATGATATGCCGAAATTAGCTCCACCTTTAATAGAAGGACTGCTTAGACAAGGCCATAAGATGTTGATGGCCGGACCAAGTAAAGCCGGTAAATCATTTGCTCTGATCGAGCTCTCCATCGCTCTCGCTGAGGGTAAGCAATGGCTAGGTTGGAACTGTACCAAGGGTAAGGTTTTGTATGTCAATCTAGAGTTAGATCGAGCGAGCTGCTTACATCGATTCAAGGATGTGTACAATGCGTTGGGCTGGGCTCCAGACGGTTTAGCTAATATCGACATATGGAATTTGCGTGGTAAATCTGTCCCCATGGACAAGCTCACACCTAAATTGATTAGGCGTGCTGCTAAGAAGAATTACATCGCTGTGATCATCGATCCTATTTATAAGGTGCTTACAGGTGATGAGAACAGCGCAGACCAGATGGCCCACTTCACCAATCAATTCGATAAGGTTTGTACGGAGTTAGGCTCAAGCGTTATCTACTGTCACCATCACTCGAAAGGCTCACAAGGTGGTAAAAAGTCAATGGATAGAGCTTCAGGTAGCGGTGTGTTCGCTCGAGACCCGGACGCACTGATCGACTTAGTAGAGTTAGAGATAACAGACGCACTGTTGAAGCAAGAGGAGAATAAGGCGATCTGTAGCGTTTATGAAAGGTACTTCCAGCAGTATAACCCGACATATCTGAAGGAGTCGGTTTCTCAAGACGATCTGCTAAGCGTAAAGGCAATGGAAGAGTGTGCTAGAGTAGCTATTCCAAGTCAACTGGGGATGGTTAAAGATACGATCATTGAAACGCTTAAGAGTGTGAGAATCCGCTCTGCGTGGAGAGTAGAAGGTACGCTGCGGGAGTATCCGAAGTTCGAACCTATCAATATGTGGTTTCAGTATCCGATACACAAAATAGATTATACCGGCAGCTTGAAGGACATAGATCCAGAGGGTGAATCAGCACCATGGCAGAAGGCTACAGGCAAGCGTAAGGACAAGGCTAAGGAGCAACGCAGGAGCAAGGCTGAGGAGTTTGAGGACGTTGTGAACTCTTGCAATTTTGGGGAACCTCCTACTCTGCTCGACGTCACAGCTTGGTACGAATCTACCGGTAAAGAGGTAGCTGAACGTACAGTGAGGGACTGGATTAAGAGATACGGATATGAAATTGATCGTGAAAATGGCTTCCGTATCATCAAGAAAGAAGTAGAGTAATTGTTGCGGGGATCATGTTTTAATCCCCGCACAAAGTTGCGGTGACCATGAATTTATGATTGCCGCAACTTGCGAAACATGGTTGCCGCAAGTCTGCACAAAGTTGCGGGGATTTATATACGTCATGGTTGCCGCAAGTTGTGGCGGGGAACTATATATTA